GGAGGAGGAGAACATAGGCGAATGACAAAAGGTAACCGACGACAATTAAAACCACTTGTTGCTAAAATAGATTTTGACCCATTGAAATGATGTATTTGTTAGTAGAATCCGTTGCTACATTTACAGCTATAGCCTCTATCTATTTGTATGGTAATGGTTGGAAATATTCTGGATATTTTGGTTTATTCTCACAATTTTGGTGGGTGTTGTTTACTTACATCAATGACCATAAAACTTTATACTTTCTTTGCATCTGTATGATTATTACTCATATTCGCAACATTAGGAAAATGAATAAATGAAAGTTAGTTATAATGATTTAAATATTATTTTTGGTTTAGATGGAGTTAATCATAGAGTTGTACCTTTTCATTATACACATTTAAAAATTATGGATATTAGAAAAGCTGATAATGATTTAATTAATAGTTTTATAGATTATGATGACCGCATCAAAACATATCCTGTGGAGGGGTTATCTTTTTCTGGAATGTGTCACCGAGATATTGTTTGTTGTTTTGGAGTTATACCCCTATGGGAAGGAGTATATGAGGCATGGTTAGTGCCTTGTTCTAACCTCACCAAAAATAAATTTGTATTTCATAAATCAAGTTTAAAATTTTTTGAGTATGTTGCAGAGAAATTAAATATACATAGATTACAGATAAATGTTAATAGACAAAATTGTCTAGCATACAAGTGGGCAAAAAAGTGTTACTTTACTGAGGAAGGATTATTACGAGAGTATGGTCCAGACAAATCAGACTTTTATATTATGAGTCGTTTGTTTAAAACAAAAGAAAAGGAGTAAAATATGGGTGGTATATTTTCAACACCAAAAGCACCAGCTCCTCCACCTGGTCCTAGCCAAGCCGAGCTTGATGCTATTGCTAGAAGAGAGAAGTTAGCTGAAGAAACAAAGGCAAGAGAATCAAGAGAAATTGCTGCTCGTAAACGAGTGAGAAGAGGTTCTCAAGGTTTGATGACCGCTTTCATTGGTAGAACACCAGAGGAGGATAGCCAAAGCACATTAGGTCCAAGTCGTAATCCGAGAGCTTAATGAAAAAATATATTAGAAATCCAAAAAAAAGGAGAGAAGAAGATGCCCCAGGTAATGTATAAAACTAAAGATGGTATGAAAAGCAAATCATTTAGTTATAATAAATCTGGATTAGACCAGGCTAAAGCCTTTGCCAAACTAACAGGTGGTAAGATGAAAATGTCTGTAAACGAATCTAAAATGAAATTTGCTAAAAAAAGTAAAGCATAAAAAACTTATAATGAATAATTATGAGAAAAGAACATAAAAATCCTAGAGGCGGTCTAACACAAAAAGGCAGAGATTTTTTTAAAAGAAAAGAAGGGTCAAATTTAAAGCCACCTGTAAAAACAGGAACGAATCCTAGACGAGTAAGTTTTGCAGCTCGGTTTGCTGGAATGAAAGGACCAATGAAAAATCCTGATGGTACTCCGACTAGAAAGGCTTTGGCTTTACGAGCTTGGGGATTTAGAAGTGTAGAGTCAGCTCGTAACTTTGCTAACAAAAATAAGAAATCATAATGACTATTACAAAACAAGAAAACAAAACATTAAATAAACACAAAGTGCATCATACAAAAAAGCACATGAGGACTATGAGGTTTCTTATGAAAAAAGGAATGTCCTTTACTAAAGCTCACAAAAAAGCTATGAAAGAGGTAGGCAAATAATGGCAAAGATAATTAAAGATTCATACGATAATTATATAAAAAAAGCTGACAAAGGTTTGAGAATGCTTTATGAAAAAATGCCTTTAGGTAAAGTTATTCTACTTGCTAATGGTGGTTCTAATTATAAAAAACTTTTTGAAAATTTTAAGAATGATGTTAAAAGTAAAGTTAAATCAGGTGCTGTTGTTTTTAGTCAATCCCCACAAAATACCATTAGACAACCAACTGTTAAAAGAAGAACACTTATGAAAAGAAGGTCAGTATAATGGCAAAACTTAGACCAGAACAATTAAAAAAAAAATACGAACTTACAAATAGTCACAAGGATAATTGGAGGTCTATTTACGAAGATGCCTACAGATATGCCCTGCCAATGAGGAATCTCTACGATGGATATTATGAATCAGATACTCCAGGGCAAGATAAAATGTCAAGGGTGTTTGATTCAACAGCCATAGACTCCACACAAAAATTTGCAAACAAAATGCAATCAGGATTGTTTCCTCCAGCTACGCAATGGTGTCGTTTAGTTCCTGGTTCTGAAATACCAGAAGAAAGACAAATAGAAACACAGCAAGTATTAGACAGTTATCAAAACAAAATGTTTGATGTTATGCGACAATCTAACTTTGACCAGGCAATGGGCGAGTTTCTTTTAGAACTAGCGATTGGTACAGCGGTAATGTTGGTACAACCTGGAGATGAAATAACACCTATACGATATACGGCTGTACCGACTTTTTTAGTTACCTTTGAGGAAGGACCATTCGGAACAGTAGATAAAGTATATAGACAAATGCGAAAGCCTTTTGGTGTTCTTGACCAAGAGTTTCCTGATATAAAAATACCGCAAGATATGAAAAACAGTTTTGAAGGTAGAGAAAACGAAACAGTAAAACTTATTGAGGGAACATATTACGACAAAGAAACAGGAGATTATCATTATCAGATTGTTGACCATAGCGGAAAGAATGAGTTAGTTTATAGACGATTAAAATCTTTTCCTTGGATTATTGCTCGTTACATGAAAGCAGCTAACGAAAGATATGGTAGAGGACCTGTTCTAACTGCGTTACCAGATATAAAAACCCTAAACAGAGTTTTAGAATTAACTCTTAAAAATGCTTCACTCACTATTGCAGGAGTGTATACTGCTGTTGATTCTGGTGTAATTAATCCAGGTTCTATAAATCTTGTTCCTGGTGCAATCATTCCTGTAAATTCTAATGGTGGTCCTAGAGGAGCTGACTTACAACCATTACCGAGAAGTGGTGACCCACAGTTATCACAGATTGTTGCGAATGATTTAAGAGTGAACATAAAAAAAATTATGTTGGATGAATCATTACCACCTGACAATATGTCAGCGAGAACAGCCTTAGAAGTATCACAAAGAATGAAAGAACTTTCGCAGAATCTTGGTGCAGCCTATGGTAGGTTAATAAATGAAACAATGTATCCTGTTGTGAGAAGAACATTAGAGGTCATGGATACTTTAGGTATTATTCAGTTACCATTGAAAGTAAATGGTCTGCAAGTTAAGATACAGCCAATAGGTGAAATTGCTATGGCAACCAATATGGCTAAAGTTAACCAAGTTATGCAGTACGCACAGATAGCTAGTCAGTTAGGACCGACAGGTCAGATGACAGTTAAACTTGAGGAGGTTGCTGACTTTGTGGCGGATGCTATGGGTATTCCAGCAAACATTAGAACGACTATGGAAGAGAGGATGCAGATGCAACAGGTCATGGCAGAACAAGCTCAGATGATGGCTCAGCAACAACAAGCACAACCACCACCACCGCAAGAGGAACAATAGTGGCAAGTTTATTAAAATTTAATCCAGAAGGTAGTGGTTACGATACAAAAACTGCAAAAAAGCTAGGATACACTAGAGATGCTGTAGGACATTTACCAACAAGAGATTATAGAACAGGAATGATTCTCAAAGGTAAAAAACATCCAACTTTTTCAAAAGGTGTAATGCAAGATTTTAAAATGGGTTATCAATTAATGAAAGAAGGTGATAGATATTATACTGCAAAATCAAGAAGAGATTTAAGAAGTTTGATGAATAGGTATGGTGAATAATGAATTTTAACTATGGGGGATACGATTCAAAAATTTATAAGAGGGCAAAAAAAAATGAAAGCAACAAATCAAGAAACACAAAACATAAATAGTCCTGGTTGGGAGGGTTTAGATGCAACACCTAATCCTAATCAAACTATTGAACCAACAGAATTAGATAAACTATATCAACGAGTTTTTTCATCTAACGATGGGAAAAAATTACTGATACATCTTAAAAAAACATATCTGGATACACCGACATGGACTCCTGGGTATGATTCAAGTTTTGGATATTTTAGAGATGGTCAGAACACTATAATAAGAGAAATAATAATTAAAATGAAGAGGGCAACTTATGAACGAAAATGAAAATACTGAACAAGAAAATCAACAGGAAGAACAACAACCTGTAGAAGATAAAGGATTAATGTCACAGCCACAGGAAGATACTAAAGAGGTATCTGATGATGGTATGTCAACAGGAAAACAAGAAGAAGTTCTTGAGGGTGAGGATTTAGAAAATCTTGAGTTTGTTAGACCAGATACTTTTCCAGAAAAATTTTGGGATGAAAAGGATGGACCTGATGTAGAAGGTTTAGCTAAAGCCTATGGTGAACTTGAAAAAAAATTCCATAATGGAGATTTTAAAG